TGAGCAACAGGCCTACACGGGCAGTTGTCAGTTTATCGATAATGGGATCTTGCATAACTCGCTCTCCTTAGTATGTGTTTATTATAGCACCATTCTGCGGCTTTGTCAACCGACCGGGATGTTGTATTTAAACAACACCCCGGCACTCTGTAGGTGGGCTAGAGCCCTGAGAAGCCCTAGCCCTTGCTATGGGCGAGGTCTTAATTCTCCATAGCAGACAAAACATACTTGCCAAAACGCTTGTGGAACTCGTCAAAGCTCTTCATTTTTGTAGCGTCAAAGGGCAGGTTGTAGTTAGTCAAGCCAGTCTTAGCACCCATCACAACCAACTCAGTTGGGAAATTGTCCATCATGTAGCGGAAGAAGTTATCTGCCTGAGCGTCGAAAGTCTTAGACTTCTTCTCAGCGGCATCCTTCAACTCGTAGCACAATGACACAGTCAACGAATACATCGCAGACACTTCCTTGATCTGCAAGTCCTTAACCTTACCGCTAAGGATGTCTTCTGCCTTAGGCAAGCGACCTGCAATCTTGCGGTGAGCCATAAACTTCACAGCCAAGCCATCACCAACGGCACCCGCAATCAGGTTGTGCAAGGTGTCAATGTCAGTGTCGTCGTCTTTGAGCAAGTCGCTAACGAACACCCACGAGCGTGGAGTTGCAAAGGCCTTTGAAGGGCTCTTGGGATCGAAGTCATACAGGTCCTGTTTGGCAAAGCCTACATAACCAACAACCTCTGGATGCACATTGTTCATCACAGCCCACTCTTGGAAGTCATCGAAGTCGATCTTCATTTCCAAGTGAATGAAACGGTTAGCCAGGGGAGCAGGCATACGGTAAGTCACGCCACGATCGCCTTCACGGTTACCAGCGGCAACAATGTCAACGCCCTTGGGCAAACTGTAGGTACCAACCTTACGGTTAAGGATAAGTTGGTAGGCCGCGGCCTGTACTGCCGGAGGAGCGGAGTTCAACTCGTCCAAGAAGATAACGGCAGTGGACTCTGGGTCCGTAGGAAGCTCTGCTGGAGGAGCCCAAACCATCGCGCCTTTTTCTGCATTGTAATAGGGGATACCTTTGATGTCCGTAGGTTCCCAAAGGGCCAGTCGAACGTCAATGACCTCGCGGCCTGCGTCCTCGCCAATCTGCTTGACGATATCGGATTTACCAATACCTGGAGGGCCCCAAAGGAATGTAGGACGACGAGTTTGAATCGCCTTACGGATAGAACGCTTTGCGGCTTTTGGACCGACTTGGCGGACGGAAATGTCGTTGCTTTTTGCCATATTAAGACCTCGCTTTAAAAAAATTAAACTAACTATCAATCTCTCAGTGTTAATAGTATAACACCACCCGGAGCTTTTGTCAACCCCTAATTTTCACAAAGTTCAGCTGTGTTGTTTTATCGCCACGGACTGCTTTGATCTTGCCCTGTACAGTTACAGTGGCACCCTTGTTCAAGTCTGTGCTGAACCAGAAGTCAACGAACGCTTCTCCCATACGGGCCGTGATCTTGTGTTTATTGTAGTTGGTGTTGAATCGTGAGCTGATTACTTCAATCTCCCCACGTACCACTTCGCCGATATTGCCGGTCAGTTGCTCACTAGAGTAGACTTCACGCTTGAGCTCTGTGCGCTCTTGTTCGCGACGAGCAGAGCTGGGCAAGCATGACACGATAGCAAACTCCAACATGTTCTTGCCCGTAAACTGGTCTATCTGTGCAATACGGAGAGCCTGACGATCAAAGTCGCTTAGGTTGCCCATAAGAGCTTTGAGTGTGTAGCCGTTGAAGAACGTGCGGTACTCACGGCCCTTCTCTGTGTCCTCAACACTAGGTTGACGGTTTTCGCGAAGCCATTGCTTGACCATGACCTTGTTGGCAGTCTTGATAACTTCATACTTACCGGTCTGTTCGTCGTAGCGGCTTTCGCCCTCTTTGGAATAGCCACCGTTGATGCGGTCTGCTTCGACTGCAAGACCCCAAACTTGATCTGCTGTGAATTCCATTGTTCGCTCCGTTTTGTTACTGTATGTCCTTATTATATAGCCAAACAGAACACTTGTCAACCGTAGGGTTATTCCGGAGTGCCGGTCAAGAGAAAGGGGTGTTGTTTTTACACAACACCCCCAAAGACGCCCCGGGAGCGAATCGGCTTGTCTTTGAAACCGCTTTAGAGCGTAATACCCATTGCCTTGGCCTTGTAACCTAGAGCAACGATTTCACGCGATGGCTTGCCCATCGCGTACTCTGTAACAGTTACACCGTTACCAGCTGTGCGGGTGTTGGTGTAGACAGCGTAGCCTGCTTGGCGGATGCGTGAAGCTTCTGCTGCCAAGTTACCAACGCCTAGGTCATGCTTGGCCTGGCTTGGTGTCAAGCTCTTACCGTTGTAAAGAGCTGTAAAGACTTTGAAAGTCTTGGTTTCTGGATTGAATCGTTTCATTTTAAGTTTCCTTTGTTGGGCTGTGTCTCACAGCGTTCTACTAGTATAAGGGAATGCTGTGAGCAATGCAACCTCAATCTTTCCGTTTAACGGTTACATTTGCCCGAAGGAAGGCACCCAAAAGAACCACAGCACACCAAGTCTCGAAAGCATAGGGTATCACGAGAGCTGCACCAAACAAGGTGTTCCAGGACCAAATGACTAGAAACGGACCTATCAACAGCAGGAACAACACCAACGCCACTACCAATACAATATTAAGCATTTATAATCTCCTCAACTTCCTCGATACGTTTGATCTCTGCGAGCTCTTTCTCGATCTCTTTGATCTTGCGTTTGTTACCTGAACTAGTACCTTTCTTGTACACTATCCAGATATGATCTTCACAGTATACACGGCCCGGAAAGGGTTTGCAACCGCACATCGTGAACGGATGGTTGACCTGTTCCGGGCCAATGTATTGGCACCCTTCCATCATGCACCTCGCTTCATAACAGTCACTTCTGCCATTGCTTCCCAGTTGCCGGCAAACGCCTTGCGCAATTGTGCAACCTTCAGCACCGTACGCAGGCTCAGCTCGCGCAGTTTAGCACGGTTGTTAGACACAAAGTCCACAACATCAATCTTGGCCACATCGCTCAACTCGTACTCGTCTAACATACCGTCTGCGACGATCTGCTTGATGCGCAACACCTTCTCGCGATCTGTGTCCATCTGCAGATCAATATAGTGGCAACGGCTCTCAAGAGCGGCAAGGTGATCCTGTAGCTTCTTAGAGCGTACATTCTCAAACTTGATGTTGGTGATAAAGATAGCACCAGCCTTGAACTCGAAGCGATCTGGGATACCTTCGCTTCGCAGGATACGGCTGTCTGTGTTCCAGCTGATGGTACGCTTCTTGGAACTGTCCAAAGCAGCCTTCAAGATGTTCAAGCTCAAGTCGTCCAGCAACACTGAGTCGCAGTCATCAAACACAATAACATTCTTCTCGCTTGAGAACTCGTAGAGCTTGCTGTACAAGCCAATGGCACTCATAGCACCTTTCACGATCTCATAGCGTGGCTTGCGCTCACCTAAGGTATTGAACAAGTCGTCCTTAGTAAGTACTTCTTCTACACCAAACGATTTGCCAACACCTGGAGGGCCAGTCACAATCATAGCACGTACATCGCCAGCCTTAACAGCCTTGGTCATGTCCGTAAGTACTTGGAAGCGAGCACGAGTCTTCTCAATGAGATCCTCATCGCTGATATGTGCTACAGCCGTATCGGCTACCTTTAACTGTACCAAACTGTTCTCTCCTACAGGGGCTTCGTCAATGTGCGACACCACGCGATATGCGGTAATGCCCTCGACCTTGACGCGAATCTTCTTGTAGGGATTGCGTCCGTTTTCAATCTCTTCGCCAGCCAAGCAGGTGATTGCTTCGCCGTCAAAGTCCTTAACCATTTGCAGGCGGATGCCTGGATAGATCATGTTCTTGCGGGCACCGTAGGAACCCTCAACAATCTCAACTAGTGTAGCCATTTCTCGCTCCTTTTGTGTGTGTCTAAGTATCTATTATAATGCCAAATGAGGCTGTTGTCAACCCCATTCAGTATTAACCCTTAAGCCTGTAGGGTTAAACTATTTCTCCGGTTGTTTCTTCAAGCAATGCCTGCAACAAGGGTTTGAACTCTTCGCTGTGGCACTTAACAAACCAAACAGCTTCACCGCCTACTGAGCGCAGGATGTACTCGTATTCCTCATACTGGTGGTTCTCAATGTAGTCTGCATAGTCTTTAAACTTCTTGGCACTCACGCCGTCTTCGCCGCGATCACGTCCGTAGAAGGTAGTCATATTGCCGTAGAGTGCTTCGTACTCTTCCTGATTCATCTCTGTACCAAAGTGACTGAAGTCGTGCTTGGTACCGATTGTGGGCTTGAGCGAGCTAATGTCACCCAAGTCGATCAAGTCACGCAGGATGAACGGGTTTGAATAGTGATCCAACAAGATCTTGCCGTTGTAGTCCAAATAGCCGTCCCAGTGGCAGTATACCTGCCCAACGGTACCGTCCGCGTACTCTAGTGCAATAGTGCTTCGTGTTCCCATAGTTTCGCTCCAATGTTGTTAAGTTAAGTGTCTATTATACTGTCTTAAAACAGTTCTGTCAACTGATAGTCTGCAATAACCCTATCCTCTGTGTGGTCATAGCTAAGGAATACTTTAGTACTATCTGTACCGCCCTTGACCGGAAACACCGCCTTGTAGCAGAACTGCCCGCCGTTGGTAATGCCTAGGAACTTGCAGGAGGTAAACACTGGACCATTATAGCCTGCGTTCTGTGCGGCTTTGGTTAGGTACTGTGGGCTGTAGGTTCTTAGAACCTCTAGTGTGTCTGCTGTAATCATTGCGCTCCTTTGTGTGTATGTGTCTATTATAGCATCAAGCAGCTTGTCTGTCAACCCCAGCAGCATCCAGCTCCCAGCTTAGATCCTGGAACTTCTTGTAGAGTCTATAGACCTGCTGTTTAGCATTGTCCATGCTCTGCGCAATGAGATCCTCTGCTGTACCGTCCGTGAGCACTTCACGTGGGTCTGCATACAAGCAGCCGCCCAAGTACTCCGAGTCTAGTTCAAGCCCTTCGACTAAGACACGTACACGCAGCATGAACCAGTCCAGCTTGCCCGACTCAATGTCTGCGTACATCTCTTTGATGTCGTAGCAGCTTTCGTCAAAGCAGTCCTTGGGATCTAGGTCCTCGTAGCTTTTGTCTACGATAATCTCGTAGCCTTCACGCTCATAGGTAGCCAATTCTTCGTAGTGTCGCATTTAGATCTCCGTTTCGTATTCGTAGAACTTGACTTCAGGGTCAAACTTTTTCAGCTGACGAGCCGCTGTCATCAACTCCTTGTAGCGACGGTTAACCTCTGCACGGGGCAGTTCGCCATCGCAGGTCAAGTTCTCTGGGCTCAGTGCGGCATCAATCATGTCTGCTACAGCCTGGCGCTCTGCGGCACTGTTAAGACTGTACTGGGGACCCTTGAAGAATGAGTTCCAGTGATTCTTGTCTTTCAAAAACTTCTCTAGTGCTTTCATCGTTCGCTCCTTTGTTAACATGTGTCTATTATACAACCAAAATGCCTACCTGTCAACCCCTACATGGTCCAGTAGAGTTCGCTTGAAGGATCACAGCTACGGGGCGTGTCGTGTGCTATCTGCACATCTTTGCCCGTCATCAAGTTGCGCACGGTCTTCATTGTGGGCACACACTCAAAGCGCCAGCCCTTGGTTGCAGGGTACAAGTCATAGAGTTCATTGCACTCCCGCTTGATGCCCTCTGCATCCCTGTCTGCCCAAACTGTAGTAGAGAACAGACGCTCACCCGTTTTGGTGCGCTTGTCCGCCTTGTAGATGTACATGGTGTAGTCTTGTTTCACGTCTGCTCCTTTGTTGTCTATGTGTCTATTATAACAGAGTTCGTCCAAACTGTCAACCTTCCAGCCAACAATCCCTGGCTTCCTGTGTGGTTATTGTTTCCCCACCAATGTAGTCTCCGTGGAACCCGCCCTTGTTCTCCAACACCAAGGCCTGGCCCATATAACTAGACTTGATGTCTACGATCTGTCCACTCTGCTCAATGTCTGCTTTAAAGCCTACCCAATCACCAATGGTAACTGTCTGTCCTTCAACCTTGGCTGTCTTCATATCAATCTCCTCTTGTATCAGTGTTAAGAACAGGCTGCAATGCCCGACGGATTTCAACTTCACGCTTGTGAGCCGCGGCCTTGCCACGGATGACTTCGTGTACGTATACTTCAATCTCGCTCTTGTCAGCCAACTTGCGAAGTTCTTGGCACAAGAGCCAGTTCTTGGTTTCTGTTTTGGCACGATAGAAGTGCTTGGCTGCACGAGCCAGCACTGACTTATTAATAGTGCTTTCTGTCTTGGCAGTGACGCCAATGTAGTTGAGTCCGTTGACTCGCAGTTCATATATGATATGATTGCGGTCTGTGCGCTTTTTACGAGTGGTGTTTGTCTGTGTCATAGCTCTATTATAAGGCCAAATCGCCGAAGTGTCAACCGAACGGATTTGACCCTACCGTGTCTAGGGTTTCTGGTTCGCGATACCGGTAGCCAAGAGTTATCCACAGGATATCCAAAGTGTGGCATTTTGGCTACACTTTGGCGTCAGCTGCGGCACTCTCCTTCTCCGCTGCATGCTGCTGTACTTGGTGCCCGGAGCCGGAATCGAACCGGCACGCCTGTTAGAGCGAGAGATTTTAAGTCTCTTGTGTCTACCTATTCCACCATCCGGGCTAGAGTACGCTGCGCTCAGCTGCTGCTAACGTTGGCCACGCCTACTGGATTCGAACCAGTGACCTACAGCTTAGAAGGCTGTTGCTCTATCCAACTGAGCTAAGGCGTGCTGCTGTATGGTGGGCCCCCCGTGAGTCGAACACGGCACCAATGGATTATGAGTCCACTGCTCTAACCAACATGAGCTAGGGGCCCGTGTGCTGCTATGTGTGATCCCCTAATGTGTTAGTGGTTTCTGGATTCTGTTCTAGATCACGCTGCTTGATCATGCGATATAAAGGTTCCATCTGCTGCTGAAACACATCCGGCGCTGATTCAGCTGCGCGATCCATGTCCCAGGCGTTTGGATAGTGGCGGAGTATGCTGCGGGCTTCCGCACGAACTGCCTTGGGTACACGAGCATATTGCCCACCCGCTAGTCGTGACAAGAAGTCTTGTGCATACTTTACAGCACGGTATCTTTCATCTGGTAATGTCATGGTGTCTCTGCTCCTGGATAACGCTCGTTTCTTAAGCATACACATAGTATAACATCACTTGCGGTGCATGTCAATCTTTTTATTGTGTGTTTTGGCAAGACTTTCACAGTGTTCCAAGAACTCTCTATAAAGTATGGCGTCGTTGGAGAAGATTGAGGCCAGGTGACCCAGTATGAATCCCTGTGTGTACAGCCTTGAATGTCTGGGATCATCGTGAACATTTACAGCATCCACAGTGGTTCTGATATGCTCTGCTATTGATTCAACTCGTTTACTGCTCAAGGCTCGCTCCTAGATACACTATTTAACGTATATACACACGCACATACTGACTAGTCACCATTGAGCAGCGGGGCCTATCGTGTGTGTACGGTTACATATAGTAGGAAGTCGCTGCTATATCACCGTGATCTAGTATAGGTAAATACTGGCAGCACCGTTAGACCACGGTTAAAACTAGGTGATATGAGTCGTTTGGTACAGGATTTTGCACTTTATTGCACTATTTTGCACTTTGATGAACCGTGG